AATTTTGGTTTTTCAATTTTTTCATAAATCTTTTTTCTAACTTCAGCTTTCTTAGCATCCATTTTAGCTTGTTCTTGTGCTACACTCTGATTATATTTTCCAAGTTGACTAGCACCATAGCCACCTAGTATGTCTCCAATAAAACTCATATTAATATATTTTTCCTAATTGATAATAATCTGATCCATCTGGACCATATTTCTTTTTTAAACCTTCGACTTCTAATCCACACCAAGTAGCTAATCTTAAACCTAATTTAAAATCTGCCTTAACGGATGTTTGTAATCTTCGAATTTTGTTTTGTTTACAAAGTTTGTCTTGTAAATCTAATATTGTTCTTGCTGCTAAAAACTTCATTTCATAAATATTCTGTGATGCCATAACCCAGCATTCAGCAACACCATCCCAAAGGACAACAATTCCACAAGCAAAGACTGGTTTATCATTTACAAACATTGTGTAAGCATTGCCTGGTTGTGAGTGATCACAAATTCTATTGTCTTTATAACTAGCGTCAATTTCCATAAGCTTATCATTTAAGCCTATAGCTATTATTTTGTCAGCGTGTTCTGGTTTAAAAGGTTTTAATTCACTAGCCATCATTAGTTACAATAGTTGGATATAAAGCTAGAACTGTTAATGGTAATGCCTGTTCTTGTTTAACAAATATAAATCCGTCTGTGTTGTAATCGTCTGCAAATTCTACTTCTTTATCTCCAGCTAAAAAGGTTGATACTGGTAAATCCATTGCACCTGATGTCGTTCTAAATGGAACGGTTTCTAGGTTATCCAATGAAGGACCAACTTTAGCACCTACAGTTTCAAATAATCTTAATGTTACTTTTGAAATTCTTTTAATTTTTGCTTGAGCTGTGCCTTCAAATTGTCCAGCACCAGCTTCTATTCTCATTGTTTGTAATACAGAAGCATAAGGTAAACCCACAACTACTTTAGTTGCAGATCTAGTTAATGCTATTGCTCCACTTGTTACAACTTTTGTAGCATGAGTAGCACCATCCGCCAGGATAGATACTGTCTCTCCTTCCAAGTGATCTAGTCCAGATAATGAACTAACAGCTACACCTGAATAAGATAAATGACTGTCTAAAAATTTAAAATCTTGTGGTGCAGTTTCATCAAAATCAAATTCTGAAAAGCATTCAACAAAACGTCTGACTGCTCCATTAACCCATCTTTGTGAAATAATCCAAAGCTCATCTTCGTTAAGATCTCCAGATATAGTTGCAACACTTTCTACTTTAGCATCTTGTAAAATATTATCTGTTTGCTCTGATGTATGAGCTGAAGTTAATGATACAACAGTAACTAATTTACTATCTGTAAAAAGTTTAAACTGATTGTCATCTACTCTTGAAACATAGTAAGCAATGTTTTCACTTAAGCCACCAATGCTAGTTCCAACATTATCATAAAATATTATATTACCAGTTCTAAATCCATGTGCTGCTGAATAAATAACATTAGAAGATATGTTTACACCTTGATAAATAAATTGTGTTGATGCTGTACTTGGTCCAGTTAAACCTATTGTTGTTCCAGCCGCAGAGTTAGCAGCAGTCGTAGCAAGTTTAATTGTATTAGCATCTGTTCTAATTACAAAATAAAGAGATCCACTTGATATTCCAGTTATTGGATGAGCAGCGGCATAATAATAAATTGGATCATTAGTTGCTAGTCCATGAGACGCTAATGTAATTGTATTGTTCGTTCCATTAACAGTTGTTGTATTAGCAGTAAAAGAAATTTGTTGTTGAATAATATTTTTAGTCGTGTCAGATTTACCACCAATAATATGACGATGCCAGGCGACAACATTATCTGTTCTTTGATAAGTTAGTCCACTTAAAATTCCATCTTGTCTTACACACCATAAAATACTATCTGGTGCTTGTTGATAAGCCATTTCATTAATTCCACTATTAGTAACGGTTTCGTTAAGTATAGTTAAATCAGGAGCAACATAACCATCAGCATCAAAGTTATATGCTAGTTCTCTAATTTTTCTTTTTGCACGTTGTAAAAACAATACTGCATTACCAGCTGGTTGAGCATCTACGTTAGCTGCACCAAAAGAAGATTGTCTTTTAATAGTTACATTCGTTGGCGTAACTGCTGCATCTGTTCCATCTGCTGATACTGAAAACTCTCCACCAGTAGTGCCTATCAATAAAGTTCTTACTGATTTTAAATATCTAATTTTATTAACTTGGTTACTGGCAATGGTGTAAACCATAGCGTCATCAGCATTAGTACCAGTTGTCATGTTTTCGTAATCTCCAGATTTAGAGAAATACAAAGTCTGTGGCTCATCTTTAGTTCCAGCAAATACCAGTCTTTGTTCAAAGAAAGATACACAAGAAGGATGTCCAGTAGTGTCACTAAATGCACCTAAATTGAATGCTGCTATTGCATTATCATTAGTAAAAGCTGTAGTAATTGTTGCAACTGCAACTGTTGCATTTGTTCTAGCGGTAATTATTGCTTCACCACTATTGAATTTTACTATTCTACCAACATCCGTTGCTAACCAACCCACCCCACCATTAACACCAGTTATAGCAGATAAAGTTAAATTCTTACCAGAAGCTGCGGCTGCTTGTTGAGGAGTTATAGTTGTTGCTGTTGTATTAGTTGGAAGATAAGGACCAGCAGTAAATGCAACTTCAGTTAATGTCCATGATGTATGACCAGTTCTTGATAACTTCATCACTTCGTGATTTGGATGAGTGATATACATAACGTCTGCTGATTGAGCAAACTTTAGTTCAAATAATTCTGCTGTTAAATACGGACTTACAATTTCATAAATTCTATTAGCATCACCACCTGAACTGTATGTTGTAAAGGCTGATGAGTTAATATCAGCACCATCAACATTTTGTAATTCAAATGTATTAGTAGTTTTTTCTGCAACTTTAAATGTTTTACCATTTACTTCAGTCATACCTACAACAGAAGTTATAATTATATTCTGTCCATCAACATAACCATGACCATTAGCAGTTACTACAGCTGGATTAGCTTTTGTAATTGCACTTATAGTTACATCACCTTCTGTGATCTGACCTTTATCTTTATACATTCGGATATAAGTATTTCCAAATTCTAAAATATAAGTTTGAGTAGTTGAAAACTCAAAAGGTATTAATCTTGTTTTAGCAGAGCTTGTTTTAACTTCTGCTATAAATTGTGTGCCTACTCTTCTTGCTGCTGCACCTTGTGGATGCACCAACATATTTTGTAATGTCTTACAGCCAGAAGCATATTTTTCAAAATCAGTTCTGCCATCTAACTTTGCAGAAAATTCTCCTGAAACAAAACTTGTTAATGAAGCTGTGGTTCTTGGCATTATAATTTAGCGTTTGTAAATTCAGAACTCTCAATAGTTCCTAAACTATTTTCAGTAGCATCTATAAATCTTGCTTCTCTTAATCTTTCATCAGCTCTAGTCATATATTGATTAGCTAATGTTGCATTGTTAGTTATTGCATAACAAAGATCAGCTGATAGTTGATGTGAGATAGCTTCTCTTAAATAAGTGTCGTAATTATTAGGATCGGTGTCTAATGCAATATAGATTACAAAAACAGTATCGATGTCTGTAACAATATTTCTACCTTCTAATTTATAATTTAAATCACTAGCTATACTGTCTGTTGTACCGTTATGAATTTTTAATACTCTTAAACAGTCTGAAGGTAATGCGTAAGCATGATCATATTCGACTATTGGAGCTGTACTGTTTTGAGCAAGTTGAACTCTTTTGTGTAAACAATTCCAAGCATGAGATCTGAATACTCTATTTCTAATTGGCTCATATCTTTGATTACATAAACGAGCATTTTTAGTGTCATCTGTTAATGCTGCTATTGTTGATGCACCCAGCAAATTCAATGCTGAATTACACATATTTACTACTGATGCCATATTATTATACTCCTTGAAGTTCTTTGCATTCTATTTTTATAGCTATTTTGCTAGTGTTAATTTCTTCTTTAGTCATAGCATCCATGCTTTTATAAGCTTGGTGATAACCAGTTCTTACACATGAATAATAATCCTTAAACTCGAAAGGCATTGTCTGTGATGAAATACATTTTGGTTCATCAATGAATAAACAAAGATGAAGTATTAAAACAAATTTTGTCATTGTAATACCTGGCGGAATATTTCATCCGCCAAGTAAATTAGATATTAATTAACTGCGTAACTAATATTCCATGAAAGCGTACCAGCAGTTCCACCAGTTGCTGCGAAAGTTATAGACATATATAACAATCCTCCTGGATCTGAACTTAAACCAGCAATTTCCCACAACTTTTGTCCAGTTGTATTAATTGTAGCTACTTCGTATCTAACGTCAGTCATTGCTCCAGCATCTGCTACCGCAGTTGAAAAACAATCTTCGTCAGCTACTGTGCCATCGTAATTGTGAACACCAACATTGAATGTGCAAGAACCACCAAAAGTATCTGATCCAACAAAAAGTTGAGATATAGATGCTTTACTTGGTATAGGTGCTAACAAAACAACATCGTTGTCTGTACTGTCTCCAGCAGCTAATTCAGCTGTACCAGCGGCAACTCTTAAAACGCCATGCAATTCTGCAGCGTCATTAAGAATTTGTGGTGAGGCTAAACTATTTGCTACTAAAGCTGTATTTAGTGTAGTCATATTTTATATTCTCCTATGATTATATGATTAAGCTTCGTGACAAGGTATTTGGAATACCGCTTTCTCTTCCATTCTTACTGCGCCTAAAGACATAGCGTAGTAAACTTGAGTAGAGTAAGATTTGTCAGCTCTTTCAGATATGTTAGCTTTGATGTCACTTCCGATAGCAAGTTTAACTGCATCTTCTGTGAAAGCATAAATTAATCTGTCATCGCCATTTGTTCCATCAAATTTAAGTCTATTAGACATGATGAACTCAAATCCTAGATAAGTATTAATCTCACCTTGAACTAATGCTTTAACAGTATTGAAGTCACTTGAAGTAACCGCTGTTATTGCAAGTAAGTCAGCAATACTTTGAGGAGCGCAAACGATATATCTTTTTCTTGAAGGATCTATGTCATTGTTATCAAAGTTTTTCTTTGCTGCTAAAAGTTTAGCTACTGTCAAACCATCTGATTGATTTGATGTCGCAAACTTTTGAGTTGAAGGTAAAGCTACTCCAGTTGCTCCAGCTACACCAGATGACGCTGAACCAGCTAATGCTGTAATGATTACATCATCCATTGCTCTGTTCATTGCCGCTGCTGCATTTTTTGCATAAGCTGAAGTTGGATCTACTAATGCTCTGATTTTATCAGTATCATCAATAAGATCTCCCCACTCATAGTCGGAAAGTGAAACTCTTCTTCTGCTGTGTGGTGTATCGATTTGAGGTGTATCTCCATGTCTTGAAGTTCTCAATACCGCTGCTGTACTGTCGATTTGTTCAAAGAACGCATTTTTACCTACGATACTTTCTTCATCTACAGCACCTCTTAATTTACTACTCATTGCTTGAGAAAGTAAAGTTACATTCGAAGAGTATTGCTCAACGAATGAAGTTGTTATGTTAGAACTCATAATAAGTTCCTCCTTTATTTATGTTAGTTTAAGTTTAATTAAACGGATGATTATCCTTGCGGATCTTCCTGAAATTTACATCATTCAGATGTTAGTCTTTCCTAACGTCAACAAAGGTCTTATCGATTGTCTTTGATTTTATTCACCTAACTTTCGTTAGATAAAACTGTTACGCATCTTCGTTATTTTTCTTACGAATTAATGCTGCTACTTCTTCAACTGCTACAGAATGAGCTGGATGTTTCTTATCCCAGTATGCTGATCCTGGTTGTTGTAAAGCGCCAATTTGTTTTGTTATATCGTTAGTAGTCATAAAGTCAGGAGTATCTCCTTTAACAATATCATCTTCAGATAATTTTTCAGATAAATTTGCAAATGCTTTTACTATCTGTGTGTTATCTCCAAGTTTACTACCATCGGCTAACATAGTGGTATTTAAAAAGTCTGCACCTAAAGTAGCTGTAGCT